CAGACCATTTACTGAACCAGATTATCAGAAAAGTATTAACCGGATGCAGAGGCCAACAGATCCAGGCTCTCAGACACTAACTCAAAAAGCCTGGGTTCTTAGTAATGGCGCTCAGGTACAGAACCTAAATAAGGCAGATCAATTCAATGCCTATATGGATTACTTGAAAGGATTGCCTGAGGCACCTAAAGTTTCTATCCCTAACAATAGATTTGAATTTGAGAACCGAACCTATAACACTCCGGTAGGACTCCAGGCTGTAAAGGGTGTAGTTGTGGATAAGCGGGCACTTAAAGATGCAATTGATAGAGATCCTACTAAGCATTGGCCCCCAAATATTCCTCAACCCGCCATTAGTAGTGGGGTACTTAGTGATCCACAACTTAATGCGCTGACTGACTACCACATTGGACAGATCCAACAGGCGGCACAGAGTAAGGGAATTCCTGTACGAGTTGCAGAGAATGGCAGAGATCTCCACTCCTATCGGGCAGGATTCTCACGTATGAAATCCCAGGGACAAGCTCTCTGGGGATTGGCCCCACTACTGGGACTGTTAGGAATTGGTGCTCAACAGAGTGACCAGAAGGGGACTCAATAGTGGCCATCACGCAGAATGAACACGCCTACCCGGTTGAACTCACACTGGATAACATTGCTCAGAAGGGGACAACCCCGAATGAGTTAGAGGCCAAAGTGATTGAGTACATCTCCACCTGGAGGCAGCAGGCTCGGTCGGTGTTCATTCAACGACGGAACATCTGGGACGATTGCTGGAAACTCTACCGGGGTCTTGATGACTTCAGTATGAAGCAGGACTGGCAATCTAAAATTGTTCTCCCTAAGTCCTTCACTTCCGTGAAGATGGCCACAAACACAATCAAGAGACTCCTCGCCGCTGCGAAGAAACCCTGGGATATTGAGTCCGTCAACCCCGATGATCTTGTCACTACTCTCCGCGCGGAGCAGATGACGGACCTTACGAAGCACTTTATGGACAAGGCTTACTTCCTGAAGGAGTTTGGGGAGGGGCTTGAGTGTGCATTTATTCTTGGGTTGGGAGTCTGGAAACTCTGGTGGGGGTTAGTCCCTCGTAAACAGGTTCGGGTCACAACTGAGATGGTTCCCCTTCTTGGGGGAGGAAATCCAAATGGACAGACAGGCGCTCCTCAGTCCCTCCTGACTGGGGAACCAACTCCTCAGCAGGCTCCCCCTCCGCTGGGCCAGCCACGGTTCGGGTACCGAAACCAAGATACCTCCATCTACCCCACCCAACTCCCCTCTGAGTACCTAGATCCAAGTGGACTCCAATCTCCCCAGTCTGGCCCCTCCGCACCTCCCTCCTACCTGATGGTACCAAAGAAACGGGTAGTCGAGGAAGAGGTGATGGAAGGAAGGTTATTCCTACGCGCAGTGGACCCGTACAATTTCTACTGGCTCCCAGGCTCTAAACTCAATCGGTGGGTCGGAACAATTGAGGATGTTGAAATCCCTCGTTGGGAACTCATCAAGATGGCAGAGGCTGGGATCTTCCCAATGGAGAAGGTTCTCCAGATCCAGCCTAAGAGAATTGATGAGCGATACAAGATGTCGAATCTCCGGTTTAACGAAACCGTGATGACAAATAATGGTCCTAACTCCGACACCGCTGTTGTGGTGTTGACTGAGTACTACGGACCGCTGGTTTGGGATGGGGAGATTGTCGAGGAGTACGCACATGTAGTTGTGGCGAATGACTCCGTGATTCTCCTCATGCAGAAGAATCCCTTCCTCCACCGAAAGAGTCCCTATGTTGCTTTCTCACCTCTCTCCCTTCCTTTCCGGACGGAGGGGGTCGGGCTTGTTGAACAGGTTCGGTTCATTGACAAGGCTCTCTCGCAACTGGCAAACCTTTCAGTGGATACTCTTGTGTTCCGGCTTCTCCCTATCTTTGAAGTCGCTACTGAGACTCTGGAGAACCCGGAAGATCTTGAGACAGGTATGGTACCTGGTAAGATCCTCAGGAAGAATCTCGCTCACGTTGGGACAGAGGCAATCCGACCTGTCCAGTTTAATGATGTCTCTACTGGAGCCTCGAATGTTTGGGCAGCACTAGAGAGATCGCATCAGGAAGGGGCGATGATCTCAGATATTGCGGAGGGACTTCCTAGATGGAGAGGTCAGCAATCCGCTACTGAGACCCAGCAACTTTCGCAACAGAGTGAATCCTTCATGGGTGGGATGAGTGCGGATATTGAGAAGGATGCCCTGGAGCCAATGGTCACAATGGCCATGGATCTGATCTTTCAGTTCCTTGACACTGCAAATGATCCACGGGTGGCCTCAATTCTAGGAGTCGGTGCTGACATCCTCAAAGGCATGAGTCGTGAGGACATACTTGAGATGATCTCAGGGGACTACTCAGTTAAGGTTAGTGGGGTCACTGGGCAGATCATGAAGAGTGAGATGCTCCAGAATCTGGTCCAGTTCATGAATCTCATTGGACAGAATCCTCAAGCATGGCTCCCGTATATCAATGAGGATGCGCTGCTTCGCAGAATCCTAGAATCATTCCGTCCACACATCCATGACATTGAGGATATCATTGCGGACCCGGCAATTGCAGACGCAAAGAAAGTAGCCCAAGCCTCCCAGGAGATGCTACCCCAACTCCTCAAGATGCTTCAGGCAGGAATGCCCGTGAGTCAAATCCCAATCCAACCCCCACCTCTGGACCCCAACCAAGTCCTCAACCACACCATGACCCTTCAGCAACAGCAACATGAGAAGGAGGTTAACCAGATGGATCAGAATGCCCAGCAAGCCTCTCAGCAACATGAACAGAGTATGCTCCAGCAGAGTCAGCAGGGTGGGATGCAGCAACTACTAGCCCAGCATGCAGTGAATCAGGCAAAGAATCAACAAACTCCCTACGCTCCCCAAGGTGCGAAACCTGGCGGAGGTCAGTAAAATGATTAGAGTACTAGGTCTATTAATTCTAGGAGCACTGGGATTGTATGCCCAACCCCTTCCAACCAACTACACAGGACTCCAGTGGGATCAGGGTGTAGCGAGTGCCATGCCCACCCAGTGTAAGGCTCCAGGGTTTTACTGGCAGACTGACACAAGTAAACAGTACTCCTGTGACACTACAGGGCACTTCACTCTCTCGTTGAGTTCTAGTGGAGGGGGAGGCGGAACAGGACCTACTGGTCCCCAAGGTACTACAGGTAATACTGGCCCTACCGGAGCCACCGGTCCATCTGGCGCAACCGGAGTAACGGGACCAACGGGCGCGATTGGCCCGACGGGAGCAACAGGTCCCGGAGGCGGTGCCGTTGTTTATGTTGTTCCATCTGGCGATACCACAGGGGCCGCGGATTCCGCCGCCATAGCGACGGCGTATGGAGCTGGTGGCAAGTCTGTGCGACTCGAAACCAGCCTCGGAAACTTCTACCTCAATGCCACGGTTTTAATGGCTAACCCCGGATGGATAGAATGCGACGGACCCGGCAGCACCGGAATTATAGAATTAGCCTCCGCTACCATTTACGCTTTCACCGTTTCGTGGAACGTGGCTGGTGGGCCAACCTTTATCACGCAGGCGGGCGGCGTGCGTAATTGTCAGATCGGAGAGAAATCAGGCGTTACCCCTACAAATGGTGGTGGAGTTTTGATCGGATCTGGGTCCGCTGGTTTTTACACAACAAATTTCCACGCCGAAAATCTCATAATGAATGGCCTGTGGGGATGCTTTTACGTGCGAACCGGAACTGAATTTAATTGGGCTACCGGGGGCATGTGCTCTACGCCTGCGTCCGGTGGCAACGCTGCATATATTACAATAGCGCCTCTCCCGCTGGGGATAATTACTTTGATACTCAATGCTTCGGAACAACGGCCAATTTGACGATTGCGGCTGCGGATCGTACAACGTTCCGCGACGTAAAGATAGTCGGCGGCGGCCAGATTCTTTTCACAGGGGCAGCACTTACTCTAAAAGTAGCATTTGTAAATGTGTCCGTCGAGGGTACCGGGTTTACTGGCATACCTAGCTGTGCTGTTGATTTCGGAACCGGGGCTTTCCCCCCAAGTAAGGTTCTTTTTACTGGCGGGGAGATTGCCCTTACACCGACTGCGTTCTGTAACGCTTCTCTGGCATTCACTAACGGCACGGCCTCATTAACTGGAACTTATGTCGATTCTACTAATCTGTTTGGGACGCTGCCAACAGTCAGCCCGTTTGTATATACAATCGGCTCAATTATTAACAACTGCGGAGGCTATCAAACATTCGATTCATTTGTTGGAGGTTCAGGGACCGTGCTAAGTAATCACATTGACAATTGCTTCCACGGATGGTCGCAGTGGGCCTCAGGACCGGATAGCTCAGCTAATCATATAACTCTGGATGGGGCAGGAAACGCTGTCTACGTTGGGGTTACAAATAACGCCTCTTACTATGATTTGTTGATTCCGTCATCTGCCAACTACACGGTTTCTTTCAACTGCACATCTACGAGCAGTGGCAGCACTGGCACGATTTGCGCAGCGTTAGGCCGCATAAGCACCTCCGCTGCGACTGCCTATGAGGCACTTAATATAAGTGGGACCTGTCAGCTTTATAGCCTTGTTGCGGGCAGTCTGACCCAGATCGGGTCGAATGTTTCCTGTGCGTGGAACGCCGGAATAACCCATCGGCTCGGTTTATCGATGCAGGGCACGACCATAACGCTACTGATTGACGGGGCGGCCACGGCTGCCGCTGGAACGGATTCCAGTATTTCGGCTACAGGGTTCGGCGGAATCAGGATCAATGACAACAGTGCATCAGTTGCCAGCCAGTTCTCAATTCAATGACCTCCCTCTCCCTCACAGGCCGGACAAACTCTAATACCTAATGACCCACCAAGACCAACTCATCACAGCAGCTAAGGCTCAGGACCTCTACGATCTCCAGCAGCATATTGCCTGGACGGATGTGATTCAGCCTAAACTCAAACTCGCAGTC